GTCACCTATGCAGATCACCCGGCGTTCAACCGGGCAGAAGATTCTTTTTCGCGGTTTGGACGATGGCTTGAAGATAACCTCTATTTCCGTTGATAAGGGCGTTCTGTGCTGGGTATGGATAGAAGAAGCCTATGAGATTAGCAATGAGGATGATTTCAACAAGCTAGATATGTCAATCCGTGGTGAAGTTCCACCGGGGTACTTCAAACAGCTTACACTTACGTTTAACCCGTGGAGTGCAACAAGCTGGCTGAAGCCCCGGTTTTTCGATACGCCGGATGATACGGTGTTCACCAAAACTACAACATGGGAGTGCAACGAATGGCTTGATGATGCAGACCGCAACATTTTCTTGAAGATGAAAGAAAACAATCCCCGCCGCTATCGCATTGAGGGTGCAGGGGATTGGGGCATTGCGGACGGTCTGATTTACACCAACGTCATTGTTAAGGACTTCGATGTTGACCAAATCCGGGCTATCCCCGGCATCAAATCCGCATTCGGCCTTGACTTTGGCTTTACTGATCCTAACGCTTTTACCGCTTGCATGGTGGACAACACCGCTATGAAAATCTATGTTTTCGATGAGTGGTATAAAACAGGGGTCACGAACAAAATCATAGCCGAACAAATCAAGCGCATGGGGTACGGCGGACAACGCCTGATCTGTGATTCTGCCGAGCCGAAATCCATTGCAGAATTACAGGATGAGGGATTGAGGGCTGAATCTTCCCGAAAGGGCAAGGACAGCGTGAACCACGGCATACAGTTGATTCAAAACTATCAGATCGTGGTGCATCCCCGTTGCGTGGAGTTCAAAAAAGAGATAGATAACTATTGTTGGGCGAAAGGCACAGACGGAAAACCCACGGACAAGCCGGATCACGAATTTTCGCACGGTATGGATTCGATGCGGTACGCCGTTACCAAAGTGCTTATGCCTGATACATTCAGCTTTGATTAACTGGAAAGGGGGTGAACAATGTGAGTTTTGTAGATTCAATGATGTTCAAAGTTTCAAACTTGATTTTGCAGGGTGCGCAGATCAGCGATAAACAGTTTTTGGAACGTGAGATCGAAAAGTGGAAAGGTAGCCCACAGCGCGTTATGCAGATCAAGGGTCACTTGTACTACGACAACGATCACGATATTTTACACCGCAAGCGTCAGATGATCGGTGAAGATGGGAAGCTGGTTGACGTGGACAACGTGCCAAACAACCGCCTGATAGATAATCAGTTTGCAAAGCTGGTTAATCAGAAAGCTAACTATCTGCTGGGCAAGCCCTTTGTTGTTGATGGGGAGAATGAACAGTATATTGAACTGTTAAAAGACGTGTTCAACAAGAAGTTTATGAAAACCCTGAAGAACGCCGGGAAACTTGCTCTTGAGTGCGGTATTAGCTGGTTATACCCCTACTACACTGAAACGGGAGAACTTGCCTTTAGGACGTTCCCCGGCTATGAAATCCTGCCGTTCTGGAAAGACACGGAACACACACAGCTTGAAGCCGCTGTGCGCCTGTATCTGGTGATCGGCTATCAAGGCACTACACCGACTGTCATTGAAAAGGTCGAAATCTACGACTTAGAGGGCGTTCACCGCTTCGTTCTGGACGGCGGCGCACTGATCCCCGACTTAGAGGGAGCGGACAGCAACACCGCCCCGTATGCAAGCATGGTGGACGAAAACGGCAACACTATTCCCCTGAACTGGGAACGTGTGCCGCTCATCCCCATCAAGTACAATGATTGTGAAATCCCCCTGCTGAAGAAAGTAAAGACCTTGCAGGACGCACTAAACGTCATGCTGTCGGACTTTGAAAACAATATGCAGGAAGATCCCCGAAACACTGTACTTGTGCTGAAAAATTACGATGGCACGAACTTGGGCGAGTTCCGCAAAAACTTGTCTACGTTCGGCGTTGTCAAGGTTCGCACGGTTGATGGTGCAGACGGTGGGGTTGAAACACTTGAAATTCAAGTCAATTCAGAGAATTACAAAGCCATTATTGAACTGCTGAAAAAAGCCATTATCGAAAACGGTATGGGCTATGATGCGAAAGATGATCGGTTGAATGGCAATCCCAACCAGATGAACATTCGGTCTATGTATTCGGACGTTGATCTTGACGCTAACGATATGGAAAGCGAGTTGCAAGCCGCATTCGAGGAACTGCTTTGGTTCATCAACACCCATTTTGCTAACTCCGGCATGGGCGATTTTAGCGGCGAGGATGTAACAATCATCTTCAACCGGGATGTCCTCATCAATGAGGGTGAAGTAATCCAGAATTGCAAAGATAGCGTTGGTATTCTGTCGGATGAAACCATTGTGGCAAATCATCCTTGGGTTGACGATCCCGCCGCCGAAATGAAGCGGCTGGAAGATCAGAAACAGAAAGAACAGGATCGCATTGCGCAACAGCAATATAATCCGTTCGCACCCCCACAGCAACGGCAGGGCGGTGATCTGAACAATGACTAATGCGGAATACTGGAAACAGCGTTTCACACAGCTAGAAGCCGCCCAAAACCGAAAAGGCGCGGGGGCTTATCTGGAAATAGAAAAGCAGTACAAAGCCGCGCAGAATGAGTTAGAAGCCCAAATAGCGCGGTGGTATCAGCGTTTCGCTGACAGCAACGGTATTTCTCTTGCACAGGCTAAACAATGGCTCAAAGGGCAGGATTTGGCGGAATTTAAGTGGGATGTAAAAGAGTACATCAAGTACGGCAAGGAAAACGCCATAAACGGCGCATGGATGCAGGAACTTGAAAACGCTTCTTCTAAGTTTCACATTTCCCGCCTTGAAGCCCTGCAAATCCAGACACAGAACAGCCTTGAAACCATGTTTGCACAGCAGATGGGAACGATGAAAAAAGCGTTATCCGATGTTTACGCAAGCGGGTACTATCACACGGCCTACGCCGTACAACAGGGCTTTGGGCTGGGCTGGGATATTGCCGGGCTGGATCAAGCGCAAATCGAAAAGGTACTGTCTAAGCCGTGGGCTGTGGATGGCTACAACTTTTCAACCCGCATTTGGAACAGCAAAACAAAGCTGATCGGAGAAGTTCACAATGAACTTTCAAAAAATCTGCTAACGGGTGCTGATCCGCAAAAGGCCATTGATTCCCTTGCAAAGAAGATGGGAACATCTAAGAGCAACGCCGGGCGGCTGGTAATGACCGAGCAAGCCTATTTCAGTAGCGCGGCGCAAAAGGATTGTTTCAATGATCTGGACGTTGAAGAATATGAGATTGTGGCAACGCTGGATTCTCATACTTCTGATATTTGCCGTTCGCTGGATGGCAAAGTGTTCAAGATGAGCGATTACAAGCCGGGTGTTACCGCTCCGCCGTTCCACGTCTATTGCCGTTCCACTACCGCCCCCCACTTCAAAGATAATTTCGATGCAGGGGAGCGGGCGGCGCGTGGAGCAGATGGGAAAACCTACTATGTGCCGGACGATGTAACCTATTCCGAATGGAAAAAGGCTTTTGTAGACGGTGACAAGAGCGGGTTTGCTGAAGTTCAGAAAAACCACTTCTCAAGGACGGAAAAACGTGGTACAATTAAGCCGAAAGAACAGAGTGAAGCCGCAAAGTTCATTGAACAGGCTTGCACCACAGAGAATGTAGAACATAGAGCCGTTCAAGCACTCCCCAAACAGCTAACGTCCGATGAAATCATTGAACGTCTGGCGGGTGGCGATATGACACAGGGTTCTTGCTCTTCTCTGGCGTTCGCTTATATTGGCAACAAGAACGGCCTTGATGTTCTTGATTTCAGAGATGGCGGAAGTCGCCGGGTATTCTCCATGAACAAGAACATTATGAAGATGCTGGAACTTCCCGGCGTTGAGGGTTCGATCACCAAAGTAAAAAAAGAAGTTCAAGGTACGATTGACGTATTGAAAAATCTTGAACTGAACAAAGAATATTATCTTGCAACAGGTAAACACGCCGCCATTGTCCGAAAGCTGGACACTGGTTATCAATATCTGGAACTGCAATCTAAGTACCAAAACGGTTGGATGCCCTTTGAACGCTATGGTTCGATGGCAACAACCCTTAACAAGCGGTTTGGATGCCGAAAGACGGTTGATAAGTCGTTTGGTTATGTTTGGGAACGGACTGTGATTCTAATGGATGTTGATTCGTTCAAAGATAATGAAGAATTTGAACAGTTGCTAGGTTATATCAATACGGCAGTTGATAAACAGAGAAAGGGGGCGTTGGGCGATGTTCGATGACTGGTATAAAAACAATCCTACGGACGTTATTTGGTGGAAAGACACGCCGGACGGTGTGGGCGAATGGCTTTTTAGTTTCGACAAAAAGACCGTGTTCAATATGTTCGCTGACTACCCCAAAGCCCTAACCCCGGAACAGAAACAGATTTTTGATAAAGAAAACCCCGAATGGGCGGACTTCTTCAAAGATCGCTAAAACCGCACATCGCTAACTAAGCACTTTTGAAAGTTATCTTTCAAGGGTGCTTTTTTCATGCCATTTTAAGGGGGGTGAGATCATGGCGTGTCCGTTTGTCGGCAAGTAGAAAGGCGGTGATCCAAACCTATCTCCCAACTATGGGTTAAATAGTGAATCGTCTTTTTCGTATTGCAGACGGTAAAGAACAAGATCAAATTCGTGGTTCGTTACCCACGGTAAACAACGGAAAGGCTGGTATGAACAATGAAACGTGAGGACTTGATTAGTTGGGGTCTGACCGATGAACAGGTTAAAAAGGTTATGGCCGGGCTGGACGGTGACTTTGTGACTAAGACCCGTTTTAACGAGGTCAACGAGGAAAACAAGACGCTGAAACAGTCCGTTTCTGACCGTGACAAGCAGTTGAACGATCTGAAGAAGTCCAGCGGCGACAACGCCGAACTGAAAGCACAGATCGAGGAACTTCAGAAGAAGAACACCGAACAGGCTAAAGCCCATGCTGCTGAAATGGCACAGTTGAAGCTGGACAATGCGGTTGATACCGCGCTTACGGCGGCGGGTGCTAAGAACAGTAAGGCCGTTAAAGCCCTGCTTGATATGTCTAAGGTCAAGCTGGGTGAGGATGGCAAGCTGTCGGGCTGGGATGAACAGATTTCCGCTGTTCAGAAGTCGGATTCTTACCTGTTCAACGCCAAACAGCCCGCAAACAAGGGTATCAAGGGTTTCAATCCCGGCAAGTCGGATGATGTGAAGCCCGGTACTAAGGTGGATATGTCTAAGATGAGCCTTGAAGAGCTGACCGCTTACATTGAAGCCAACCCGGATGCGGCAACCTAACAACAGAGTTCAAAAATTCAAAGAAAGGATTGAACACAAATGAGCAAATTCGATGCAAAGAGTTTCAACGAGCGGGCTTTTGGTGTTTACATGAACGCCATTCCCAACGTGAAGCTGAACAAACTTCGTGAGAGCCGCGCGATTGTCGCAGATCAGCGACTTCGTGAAACTTTCGTCAACAACGGACAGACTGGCACTGTGTACGCCGTCCTGCCCTACTTCGGTCTGATCGGCGGTGACGCACAGAACTATGATGGTGTGTCTAACCTCACCCCCGAAAAGACTGATACCTTTGAACAGGGCGTTTTCACCTATGGCCGTATGATGGGCTGGACTGAAGCCGATTTCTCCTATGATGTGACTGGCGGCGTGGACTTCATGGCGAACGTCCGAAACCAGATCAACCGCTATTGGAATGATCGGGATCAGGACACTATCCTTGCTATCCTCAAGGGTATTTTCTCTATGTCCGCCACTGGCACGGGCAACATTAAGACCGCTAACGCCGCCTTTGTGTCCGCCCACACCTACGATATTTCCGCCCCCACCACGGATGCAAAGACTACCGATGATATGATGGTGAGCGCAACTACCCTCAACAGTGCCATTCAGCAGGCTTGCGGCGACAACAAGAGCAAGTTTAGCCTTGTGATCTGCCACTCTACTGTTGCAACTAACCTTGAGAACATGAAGTTGCTGGGCTATCTGAAGTACACCGACAGTGAGGGCGTGGAGCGTGATCTTGGCATGGGTACTTGGAATGGTCGTCTTGTGCTGATTGACGATTCCATGCCCGCCGAGGTTAAGAACGTGGGCGAAACTGGCGGTGACGTTACCCTGTACACCACTTATGTTCTGGGTGAGGGCGCAATCGGTTTTGAATCCGTTGGCGCAAAAGTCCCCTATGAGATGGTGCGCGATGCAAAGACCCGTGGCGGCGAGGATACGCTGATTTCCCGTAAGCGCAACGCCGTTTCTGTTGCCGGTATCTCTTACCTCAAGGCGGTGCAGACTACGAACAGTCCCACCAACGCGGAACTGGAAAACGGCAAGAACTGGTCTCTGGTGAGCAATGGCACTGATACCATCAACCACAAGGCCGTTCCTATCGCCCGTATCATTTCCCGTGGCTAAGTAAGGCGGTGTTTCCAGTGCTGGATATGGTAAAAGCGCGGTTGCAGTCTTTTGGATATGAGATTAAAGATGGGGATGAAACCATTTTGAATTTTTGTATTCAAAAGGTGGAAAGTTCTATTAAGAACGATTGCAACGTGTCCTCTATCCCGGACGGGCTGGTTTGCATCGCGGTTGATATGGCAGTAGGCGAGTTTTTAACGGCAAAGAAAACTTTTTCGCCGGATAGCATTGCAGGGCTTGATTTAGATTATGCTGTGAAGCAGATACAGACGGGTGATACCAATACTGTATTTGCCACGGGAGAGGGGTCACAAACCGCTGAACAGCGGCTAACGGCCTTTATCAGTTATCTTCTGACTTATGGGAAAGGCGAATTTGCTTGTTATAGGCGGATTCGATGGTAAGCGCACTTGAAGCCGCCCGAAAAGCGGCACGAAAGGCAATCGAAAAAACTTACTATACCGGGCTTTGTTCCGTTGTGGAACGCCGGGATGTAAGGGACGAGCAAACCAAAATCACCCATAAATCAGAAGTAACAGTAATCGAAAATCAGCCCTGCAAGCTGTCCTTTGAAAAGCTGGATGCCACAGCACAAACCGAAACGGCGGCAAGCCTTACACAAGGCACAAAGCTATTTCTCCCCCCGGATGTGAAAATCAAGGCAGGATCAAAGATCATTGTGGAGCAAGACGGAGTAAAAAACGCCTATTCCGCAAGCGGCGTTCCTGCTGTATACCCCACCCATCAAGAAATCATCCTCACACTGTTTGAGCGGTGGGCTTGATGGCACGAATGGGAAAGGTTTCAGCCGGGGATTTGAAAAAACTTCAACAGGAATTGAACAAGATTGAACAAAAAGATGTTGAATCGTTCATTTCTGCCTGTGCAAAAGAATTAGCCGCCCGACTACTTGCCAAAGTTATCAAGCGAACACCCGTAGGCGACTACTCCAAAGAAATAACGGTGGTTGCTAAAAAGGATTCCAAACACCACAAGGCGGGCGACACCTACACCAAACGTGTAAACCCCTCTGGAAAGATGGGAGGCACGTTGCGCCGGGGCTGGACTTCAGCAACGCATGAAGAAGCGGCAAGCGGTAAAGGCCGGGGCGATGCCAAAGCCTACGCCGATTCGTTGCAGATCAATCACAAAGGAAACCTCTTGACGATTAATATTGTGAATCCCGTTGAGTACGCTTCTTATGTGGAGTATGGACACCGAACAGCTAATCACACAGGTTGGGTGCAAGGTCAATTCATGCTTACCATATCCGAACAGGAAATACAGACGATAGCCCCGCAAGTCCTTGAAGCAAAGATTAAGCAGTTTTTAGGGGAGTACATGAAATGATAAATTCAATCATTGAAGCTATCAGCTTCACCCTAGTTGCTTACTTTGGCGATGGATATACCGTATATACAGAAGAGGATGAACAAGGCTTGAAAGAGCCTTGTTTTTTCATTTCTACCTTAGAGCCTACGCACAACCTTTTCCATGATCGTAGATATTTCAAGCAACAGCAATTCTGCATCCAGTTCTTTCCCGCTAATCGGAGCAGAGAAAAGGCAGAGTGCAACGATATAGCTGAACGACTAGAAGAATGTCTTGAAACTATCACGGTTGATGGGGATTTGATGCACGGCGATAAGATGAATCATAAGATCGTGGATAATGTATTGAATTTCTTCGTGAATTATGATTGCTTCGTCATCAAGAAACGCAACGATGAACTGATGGAAACATTGGATTTCAAAAATTCGTTGAAAGGAGATTGAATTATGGCAGTCAAAAACACTACTCCTACTGATGCGACTGTTCAGAACGAATTTAGCAAAGAACAGCTTATTTTCGCTGAACGGTATGCAGGTCGGCGTGATCTGCTTAACGCGCTGTTGGAAGATAATAAGACGTACACCGTTGAACAGGTGGACGCGCTTATTGAAAGCTACTATAAGAAACCTATCTGAAGAAAGGAAAGGTGATTGAAAAATGGCACTTGGCGGCGGTACTTTCGTAACGCAGAACAAAGTTATTCCCGGTAGTTACATGAACTTTGTTTCGGCGGCTAAGGCTTCGGCTAAACTGTCTGATCGCGGCGTTGTCACCATGCCCCTTAGTCTGGATTGGGGCAATGAGGACGGCATTTTTGAAGTCACTAATGGTGATTTCCAAAAGTCCACTATGAAGCTGTTCGGCTACGCGTATACCGACGATAAGATGAAAGGCTTGCGTGACTTATTCCTGAACGCAAAGACCCTGTATGCTTATCGTCTGAACGGTGGCGGCAAGAAAGCAAGCAACACCTTTGCTACGGCAAAGTACAGTGGTACGCGCGGCAACGCTCTGAAGATCGTTATTCAGAAGAACGCGGATAACGATTCTCTGTTTGACGTGTCTACCTATATGGAACTGTCTAAGGTGGATGCGCAGACCGTGGACAAGGCAAGCGCACTGACTGATAACAACTATGTTGTTTTCAAAAAGGATGCTACGCTTACAGTTACCGCTTCTACCCCGCTTGCTGGCGGCGAGAACGGCACTGTTTCAGGTGACGCATACCAGAACTACATTGATAAGATTGAAGCCTATTCTTTCAATGCAATGGGTGTTGTTGTCAATGATGAAACCACTAAAGGCTTGTTCGCCGCTTTCAACAAGCGTATGCGTGATGAGGTCGGCGCAAAGTTTCAGCTTATTTTGTATCAGTACAAAAAGGCTGATTACATGGGTACGATCAGCGTCAAAAACAAGGTGCTGGACGATGGCGCGGATGAAGCAAGCCTTGTCTATTGGGTCACCGGCGTAAGCGGCGGATGCGCGGTCAATAAGTCTAATCAGAATAAGATTTATGACGGTGAGTTTACCCCTGACCTGAACTATACGCAGAACGAACTTGAAAAGGCTATCAAGGCTGGCGAGTTCACGCTTCACAGCGTCAACGGTACGCCCCGTGTCCTCAAGGATATTAACACACTGGTATCTACTACGGATGAGTGTGGCGACGACTTCAAGGACAATCAGACCGTCAGAGTTTGTGACCAGATCGCAAATGACGTTGCGGTTGTGTTCGCAACTAAGTACATGGGTGCGGTGGCAAATATCAATTCCGGCAGAACTTCTCTTTGGTCTGATCTGGTTAAGATTCATACCGAATTGCAGAAGATCAACGCGATTGAGAGTTTCAAGGATTCCGATATTACCGTCGCGCAGGGTGACACTAAGAAATCCGTGGTTGTCACCGATAACATTACCGTTGTCAACGCAATGTCTGAAATGTATATGACTGTTTGCGTTGCATAAAAAGAAAGGGGGTTAACGCGATATGGCACAGCCTACTAATGTTTTTATGAAGTCTAAGGACGCGATTTCCGCGCGTCTGGCGGAATGCTTTGTCACTATTGGTGATCGCCGCTATAACTTCATGCAGATCATCAACTTTGAAGCAAAGATTGACAAGACCAAATCCAAAGTTCCCCGCCTTGGCACTATTATGATCGGCCACAAGTCTGTTGCACAGGAAGGCACTTACTCCGGCAAGGCGCATTACAATCAGTCCGTAATGCGTGAATGTCTGGCGGATTTCAAGCGCACGGGCGAGGACACCTATTTTGAAATTCAGGTCACGAACGATGACCCGGCAAGTGCGGCACAGCGTCAGACTGTTGTTTTCTACGACTGTCTGACCGATGGCGGCACGCTGGCTAAGTTCGATGCCGATTCGGAGTATCTGGATGAGGATATTTCCGGCACGTTCGATGATTATTCCATCCCGGAAGATTTCACCGAACTGGACGGCTTCGCCACTAACTAAGATCGTTGCCCCCGGATGTGGAAATGTATCCATTCGGGGGCTTTTCTTTGTAAAGAATGAGAGGTACAGAAAATGTCTAATTTTTCCTATTTTATGAAAGCGAACAAAAAGGTTAAGGAAAATGTTTTCCATCCTGTTACCGCTTCTCTGTGCGATGCCAACGGCAAGCCCCTTGATTGGGAGTTCCGGCATATCACCTCTAAGGAAAACGATGAAATCCGCGAGGATTGCACCAAAGAAGTTCCTGTCACTGGTAAGCCTAACCTGTACCGCCCCCATGTGGACGGTAGCAAGTATACTAAGGAACTGCTTATCAAGTCCATTGTCACCCCCGATCTGTACAATGTCGAACTTCAGAACAGCTACGGCGTGAAAAAGCCGGATGATCTGCTGATGGCAATGGTGGACGATCCGGGCGAGTATAACGCGCTGGTTGCCTTTGTCCAGAATCTTCAGGGCTTCAACACCTCTTTCAACGATCTGGTGGATGAAGCAAAAAACTAATTGAAGAGGGGGACTGGGAAGCGAGTTTTGCTTTCTATGCCCTCTTGAAATTGCACATCTTACCATCCCAATTTCTTGAAATGGACGAACGGGAAAAAGCGTTCGTGATCGCGTCCATCAAGATCAAACAAGAAGATGATGCAAGGCAGAAAAAAGAACTTGAGAGGAAAGCAAGTCGGAAAGGACGGTGATTAAATGGCTTCTATCAAAACTTCAATCGAACTGTATGACAATTTTTCCGATCCTATGATGGATATTGTCAACGCCGCAAACGCTGGCACTATCGCTATTGAAAACGTGCAATCCGCGATGAATGCGGGCGTAGATATGAGCGGTATTAACCGGGCTACGGCGGCAATGCAGTCTTTTGAAAACACGATGCAAGCCATTGAAGCACCATCTTTTTCCTTTGGAGATGTGGACACCACCTTACCAGATTTGTGTGGTACAACTCCAAACATTACAGTCCCGGTGATTCCCGTTGTGGAAAGTCAGCCGCAAATTGACGTTCCCGATGGGATCAACGTACCTGTAACGGCGGAAGTTGTAGAGCAACCCCGAATTGACGTACCCGCTGGGATTGAAGTTCCCGTGAGTGCTGAAATTACGGAACAGCCGCAAATTGACGTTCCCGATGGGATCAACGTACCTGTTGAACTTTCTGGCGTGTCTGAATCTGAAAAGCAGATTCAAGATATTTCAACTAGATTGAACAACATTTTGAACTATCAGAACGCAATTAACAACGTGGGTCAAAACCTGTTCGTTATGCCGGGGGATTCGGCGGCAGAGATCGCCGGGATCAACCGAGAATTAGGCCAAATGCAGACCGCGCTTGATTACTTGAAAACAAATCCGTTTGATCTTGATTCGTCCGTTGCACAGTTGCAGTTGGGCAGTCTGTCGAGCGCGATTGACAACGTGATTGAACGGCAGGAGCGGCTTAATGACTTAATGGGCAATGTTCCCTCACAGGTGTACAGCGCAACGCCCACCGTGCAGGATGCCCCACAGGTTGAACCTACGCAAGCCCCGGTAAATGTTCCGTTCAACTGGCAAGCTGACAATATGAACGTGTTTGAGAACACGGGCATAGAGCGTTTCCAGCAGGAAATAGAGAGTGCTAACACAATGCTTAACGCATTGAATGACACCCAACAGCGGATCGCAGAAACGGCGGCAAGCGTTGACTTGTTCCCCGCGAATGCGGTTACTGATCTAAGCGGTATGCAAGCCCGCTTACAGGCGATTCAAGATCGTATCGTGCAGATTGAGAACAACCCCTTAAACATGGGTACTAACGCCGCTAATTCGGAGTTGGAACAGTTGCGGGGGCAGTTGGATCAAGCTGTACAGGCACAGCAAGCCCTTAATAGTGCCGTTGACAATATGGACGTACAGGCGGCGAATGATGCTTACTTGCGGCTATCGCAAACCGTGAGCGGCACAGAACGCTATATCCGTGACAACGTGGACGAACAGGGGCGTTTTAATCAGAAAATCAATGAGGGTACGGCAAACGCCGATAACCTAATGAATACGATTAAGAGTGCCGTTGCAACCTATGCCACGGTTCAGACCGTTGGGGTGGTATTTGACCTATCCGATACGCTGACTTCAACAACCGCCCGTTTAAGCATGATGAATGATGGAGTTCAGACAACTTCTGAACTTATTAACATGGTGTATGCGGCGGCGCAGGATGCTAGAGGTTCTTTTGACCAAATGGCTGACGTTGTTGCCCGCTTTGGCAACAACGCAAGAGATGCGTTTGGTAGTTCGGAAGAGGTTGTTGCTTTTGCCGATCTGATTCAGAAACAAATGACCATTGCGGGTGCATCCACGCAAGAAGCCGCAAATGCGGAATTGCAGTTATCACAAGCACTTGGTTCTGGCGTTCTTCGCGGCGATGAGCTGAACAGTATTTTTGAGCAAGCCCCCAACTTGATTCAGAACATCGCGGACTATTTGGATGTTCCCATTGGCCGAATTCGTGAAATGGCGGCAGACGGAGAACTTTCCGCTAGTGTCGTAAAGGCGGCTATCTTTTCCGCCGCAGATGATATTAACAGCAAGTTTGAATCCATGCCGCAAACATTCGCGCAAATTTGGACTTCGTTCCAAAACACTGCTTTAATGTCGTTTCAGCCTGTTTTGAACAGATTGAACGAAATTGCGAATAGCGATGCTTTTCAGCAGTTTGTGAATAACGCCATTGGTGGGCTTTCTGTTGTTGCAAGCGTTTCCCTTGAGATTCTTAACTCTTTGGTGAATGTTGCCGATGTGGTAGCTAACAACTGGAGTTGGATTTCTCCCATCATTGGCGGCGTAACAGCGGCATTGATGGTTTACTACGGTTCGCGGCTGGCGGTGAACGCTGTTGATATGATTGGCAACGGTATCCACCTTGCAACGGCGGCGGTAATGATGGTACACGCGGCGGCAACTGGTACGCTGACAGCCGCCACAGCCGCAGAGATTGCGGCACAGAACGGCTTAAATGGCGCGTTGCTGGCTTGCCCTATCACATGGATTGTCATGGGTGTTATCGCCCTTATAGCCGTGCTTTTAGCGGTTACAAACGCAATCGCACAGGTAACGGGCGTTACACAGTCCGGCGTTGGTATTATTACGGGTGTTATCTCCGTAGGCGGTGCGTTCATCCTGAATACCATTATCTCCCTGATTAACAGCGTTATCACGCTGGGCGTGAGTTTTTGGAATATGCTTGCCAATTTTGCGGCGGCTTTCGGCCTGATCTTCAATGATCCCATCGCCGCGATTGAAGTTATGTTCCTATCGCTGTTTAACTTTATCGTATCTATCGTATCTTCGGCGGCGGGCATTCTTGATACTATCTTTGGCTCTGATCTGCAAAGCGCAGTTCAAGGATTTCAAGATAAGATTCAAACCCAAATCAACACCACTGTTGAGAACGCCGGGGGCGACAAGCCGAAAACGCTTGATCCGTCTGATTACACTATGGAACGCATTTCCTATGGAGATGCGTTCAGCATGGGTGCAGATTTTGGAGATGGCGTTGTCGGTGGAATTTCCGACTTTTTCAACAAAACTTTCAACATGGATTCCGTTGCACCCTCTGTTGATCTTAGCGATTACACAGCGGGCATTGGTGACGGTGTGAAAGATATAGCCGGAAACACCGGGGCAATTAAAAATTCTCTGGATATTACGGATGAAGATTTGAAGTATTTGAGAGATATTGCCGAACAGGAAGTAATAAACCGCTTCACGACTGCTGAAGTGAAAATTGATATGTCTGGCATGAACAACAACATTTCCAACGGTATGGATTTGGATGGCGTTGTTTCTGTTATGGCAGAGGGTGTAGCTGAAGCAATCGACACAGCCGCCGAGGGGGTGCATGAGTAAATGAGCAATGGCTATATGGTTTTCCTGAAGTATTGTTTACTGCCTGTCACCCCTAGCAAGATCACCACAAAAATCAACAACGCCAACAAAACAATCACCTTGATTGATGAGGGGCAAGTCAACCTGTTAAAGAAAGCAGAGTTGACCGATGTTGAATTTGAGTGTATGATCCCGCAAACCAACTATCCGTTTGCTCTGTACAAATCGGGCTTTCTGGGAGCAAGTTTTTTTCTTGCCTACTTTGAACGCCTGAAAACAAGTAAAAAACCGTTTCAGTTCATCGTTGTTCGGATGAAGCCGAACGGACGGATTTTGTTCTCTACTAACCTCAAAGTGACGCTTGAAGATTATACCATCGTTGAGGATGCCGGACAGGGCTTAGATTTGACGGTGAAAATCAATTTGAAGCAATGGCGGGATTACAGAACAAAACTTGTAAACATCCAACAAAATGATGATTCCACGATCACGGCCACGGTACAGGCTACACGGGCGGCAGAAACCGCCCCCACGCCTACCGCTGGACAGACTTACACTGTAAAATCCGGCGATTCTCTTTGTGCTATTGCAAAGAAGTATTACGGTAGCAGTAGCAAGTATACGGATATTTACAACGCCAACAAGTCCGTTATCGGTGGCAATCCGAATTTAATCAAACCCGGTCAAGTCCTGACTTTGCCGGAATCTAGCTAAAAGGGGGTGCTTTTATGAACGTAGAATTTATGATTACTGATCCGAAAAGCGGGCAGAACTATTTCCCCGCTGTTCAAGAGGGTATCACATGGACTACGGAACGTAGAAGCAACCCCGGCAAGCTGGAATTTACCATTGTACGGGATGAGATCATCAAGTTTACCGAGGGTTCGCCCGTCCGCTTAAAGGTGGATGGCAAGCCCGTTTTCTTTGGCTTTGCCTTTACACAGAAAGGAAGTAAGGATGAACTTGTCAAGATCACCGCCTACGATCAGTTGCGGTATCTGAAAAATAAGGATACTTACGTTTATAAAAACAAAACTGCATCCGACTTTATAAAAATGGTCGGTGCAGACTTCAACTTGAATTTAGGGAGCATCGCGGATACGGGTTATAAAATCCCCTCAAGGGTGGAAGATAACACTTCACTTTTTGAAATGATTGAAAACGCTCTTGATCTCACCATGCAGAACACAAAGCAAATGTTCGTTCTGTATGATGATTTTGGAAAGCTGACCCTCAAAAATCTTTCTGATATGCGCGTTGGTGAACAGGGCGCATATTTTATGATTGATGAAGTGACGGGTGAAAATTTTGAATATACGGCAAGCATTGACAACAGCACCTATAACAAAATTAAGCTGACCTATGAAAATGAATCCACTGGCAAGCGGGATGTTTACATTGCGCAAGACAGCGGACACATTAACGAATGGGGCGTTTTACAGTATTACGATACTTTATCCAAAGGCGAAAACGGGCAATCGAAAGCGGACGCACTTTTGAAGTTATACAATCAAAAAAACCGAAACTTGAAGATTCAGAACGCCTTTGGTGATCCTAGAGTAAGAGCAGGGAGCATGATTATTGTAAATCTGGATTTGGGCGATATGAAAGTGAAAAACTTCATGCTTGTGGAGCGGGCAACCCACACTTTTAAGCTGGATGAACATTCCATGACCCTAACGCTTCGAGGAGGTGAATTTGTTGCCTGATTATACTGCACTCTTACGAGAAATTAAAAGAGCCGCAAAAGAAGTATATGAAGCGTCCAAACCTACACAAGTTTGTTATGGCGAGGTCACAAGCGATTCACCCTTAAAAATTCAAGTAGATCAAAAGCTGGTTTTGGAAGAAGAACAGCTTGTGTTGTGTCGGAGTGTTACCGACTATGAATGTGATGTTGAATTTTCGTTGAAAACTGAAAAATTACAGCACAATCATACAGGCGTACACGGCCCAACTCAGCCTGTTACTTTGCAATACAAGGTCAAAAACAAGAAGAAAATGAAAGTCTATAACGCTCTGAAAAAGGGTGACGCGGTTTTGCTGATCCGGGAGCAAGGCGGACAGAAGTACATTGTGATTGACCGTATCAAGCCAATTCCAGAAGTGAAAGGTGAGTGGGTATAATGATTCCGTCAACTACTGGATTTCTGGATAAGGATTTTGAGATCACCCAACAGCCTACCTATACCCACCTAATGCAACTTGACAACAAGATGATTCGTGGGTACACGGACGGTCAAGAAGCAATGCGGCAAGCCATTTTCAAGATTCTGCAAACCGAACGCTATCAATACGTTATCTATTCGTGGAATTATGGTATTGAAACGCTTGATTTGTACGGACAGCCCGTTGCATGGGTATGCCCGGAATTGGAGCGCAGGATCACGGAAGCCCTCACTTGTGATGATCGGATCACAAGCGTTTCGGACTTCGATTTTGACACGTCTAAAAAAGGCGTGGTGCATTGCACCTTTACCGCCCATACCATCTTTGGAGATGTTCAAGCAGAAAGAGAGGTGAATTTTTGATGTATGAGGGCGAAACCCATGAAGTGATTCTTGATCGGATGCTCAAACGGGTATCTGACAAATTCGACAAACGCGAGGGTTCTATTTTATGGGACACCCATTCCCCCACGGCGTTTGAATTTCAGCTTTTGTATATCGAACTTGACACGATTTTGCGTGAAGCATACGGCGACACGGCAAGCCGTGAGTTTCTGATCCGCCGTTGCAAAGAACGCGGCATTGCCCCGGACGAGGCAACCCACGCAATCTTAAAAGGCGAGTTCACCCCAAAAAATATTGATGTTACGGGAAAGCGGTTCAATATTAGTTCACTCAACTTCAAAGTTGTTGAACAAATTGCGGACGGTGAATATAAGGTTGAGTGCGAAACACCCGGCGTTGTTGGTAATCAGCAGTTGGGAACGATGATCCCGATTGAATACATTGAGGGTTTGGAAACTGCCGAACTTACGGGCGTTCTGATCCCCGGCGAGGATGAAGAAGATACTGAAGCCTTGCGCAAGCGGTACTTTGATTCTTTCAACGAAAAGGCGTTCGGCGGCAACGTGCAAGATTACCTTACTAAAACCAATAGCATTCCCGGCGTTGGTAGCACTAAGGTAACGCGGGTGTGGAACAGCGATATTTCCCCCGCGTCCATGATCCCATCCGTCAAGGTGAAATCGTGGTATGAATCCACCATTAACACCCTTTCCGGGGATGCGGCAGACTGGTTGCGCACCGTTTACACAGCGGCGGCAGAAAAGAAACTCACCACGGGCGGAACGGTGCTTCTCACGATCCTTAACTCTGACTATGGTGTTGCATCAAGCACTTTGCTTGAAACCGTCCAGAACACTATTGACCCGCCCGAAAACGCGGGCGATGGATACGGTTTAGCCCCCATTGGTCACGTTGTTTCGGTTAAGAGCGCGGATGCGGTACAGGTACAAGTGAAAACCACGCTCACGTTTGACAGCGGTTATAGCTGGTCTAATCTGCAAAATTCCATTAACACGGCAATTTCTGATTACCTGTTAGAGTTGCGCAAATCGTGGGCTGATACGGCGTTCCTTGTGGTGCGTGTAAGTCAGATCGAAACAAGGCTTTTGAGTATCAAGGGTATTGTAGATATTGACAACACGCGGATCAACGGCACAGCGGAAAATCTGACCTTGGGGCGGTGTGAAGTTCCCATGTTTGGGGGTGCAAGCGCATGATCCGCAATGTCGATCTTGTGTCTTATCTGCCGCCCATCATGGCAGAGTTTCAAGAATACCGGGCAACACTGGAAGCGGAAAACCCGGAATTTGTTCTTGTTTGGAACGCAACGGATCAGGTTCTTCAAAATGAGTTCATAGCAACGGCGGATGAATACGGAATCAGCCGCTTTGAACAAATTTTGAACATCTTACCATCTAAGGAAGATACCCTTGAAAGCCGCCGTTCCAGAGTGCAAACGCGGTGGTTCAATACCATTCCTTACACGCTGAAAGCCCTGTTAGGTAAGCTGATTGCCTTGTGTGGTGAAAACAATTTCACTGTTGTTAAGGACTACGATCATTACAAGATTTCCATTTTCACAGACCTTGAACTTTTCGGACAGGCTGAAGAACTGGATTTTACGCTTGATACCATGATTCCTTGCAACATGATCGTTGTTTCCCGGAACAACATTCCATGCAATGCGAGCGGCTTTGCTCTGATTTGTGGCGGCGTATGCTTTGTGCAAAATTTCTTTATCACGAACGACTTTCAAGAAAACCACTCTATCACAGGTGATACGAAAGTGGGCGGCGGCACAGTTGACGCGGCTTTCCAGTTTATCACCAACGACAGCGAGGAAAACCACGTTGTCAACGGTGGAGCGGGCTTTGGTGGCGCACCGATCAGCACCGAACACCTCTTTATCACGAATGACAGCACCGAACACCCCACAGTTGACGGCGCGGCCATTCATGGCGGTGGCCTTGTAAGTAGCGTATCGGTAACGATCACAAACGACTTCAACGAAAAGTTCAATGTAAACGGCGATGCTTTGAACGGAGCGGGCGTTGTTTTCACTGAATTTAATGAAATGAACTAAAACAGAAAGGAAAATCACTATGGCAGAATTTTCTAAGCTGGTTATCACAGCGAAAGGACAGGCTTTGATTGCTAAGATGATCGCGGGTGTTGGTAACATTGAGTTTACTAAAGTTTCCGCGTCCAGCACCACCTACACCCTGTCGCAGTTGGAAGCCCTCACCGCTCTTTCCAACGTGAAGCAGACAAGCCTTATCTCCAAAAAGACGATCACGAACAATGTTGCTATCAAGCTGGAAGCGGCGTTCACCAATACCGATCTGACCGCTGGTTACAACATGAAAGCCCTTGGCCTGTATGCCAAAGACCCGGATGCGGGCGAAATCCTGTACGCTGTCACTATTGAAACCTCTGGTAACTGCTATATGCCGCCTTACAACGGGATCACCGTTTCCGGCGCATACATCCAGCTTGTCACCACCGTAGGCAACGCTGACAGTGTGAATCTGAAAGTTGACCCTGCCGCCGTTGCCACGATTGGCGATATTCAGGAACTGGAAGCAAAGATTGCTGATCTTCAGGCATTCGTAGGCTATACCGATGCCCACATTTACGGCGTTGAGGTGGATTTCAAGAACAAGAAGTTTACCAGACTGGCGGGCGCGTTTGGTAAGACTGGCGGACACGCCTTTGATTCGGTGCATTGCTTTGGCGGTCGCCGCCGTTGCAACGTCACGAATGACGGTAAGGTTGTAGCCTATTACGGCGAGGGTGCGTTCTCCACTACTGGCAAGCTGGCGCAGAGCGTCACTATTGAAAGCGGACAGTATGCGGGTACTTATGCCGCTGGCACTCCCGTACAGGTGATGGTGGAACAGCCTAAGTTCTATTACAAGGTTGTACCGCTGGAAACTGAAATCGTGACAGAGGGCGAGAATCACGGCCACTACACCCGCAAGATTCGCTATTACATTTGTGATGAACCGGAAGCTGGGTTCAAGGTGCATCCGGCTTTCGTGGAGAACGGCAACGAGAATGATTATATTTACCTTGCCGCCTTTGAGGGTTCTCTTTGGGATTCGTCCGCAAGTGCTTACATTCTGGATGATGCACAGGTGGCGGACTTCTCCGCCGATATGCTTTCCAGTATCGCCGCTGTCAAGCCCATGTCCGGCCTTACCCAAAATCTGACCCGTGCCAATACCCGCAAGCTGGCAAACAACCGCGGCAAGGGCTGGGAACAGGCATACGCCGCAACCGTGGCCGCTTCTCAACTGCTCATGCTGGTTGAGTACGCTTCTTTCAATATGCAGTCCGCTATTGGTAACGGCGCAGTTTCTAAGACGGATGATAGTTCGTCTAATATGGCAGAGTATACGGGCGCAACTGCCGAACTGGGCAACGATTCCGGCGCAGTTACCAACGCGAACGGTATTCAGATCGTGTCCTATCGTGGCGAGGAAAACTTCTGGGGCAATATCTGGGGTTGGGTTGATGGTATGAACATCCAGAATCCCACCCCCTTTGATGCGGCTGGTAAGTTCGGCAGACTGTACGTTGCAGATCATGGCTTTGCAGACGATACCGGGAACGCGCCTTATCAGGATACCGGGATTTGCCCCTGCTACGGCGAGGGCTATGTTTCCGCCTTTGGCTACTCTGAAAACTTCGATTGGCTGTTTGTTCCCGCCGAACACAACGGTAGCACCGCCGTTCCTGTCGGTGACTACTATTGGAACTATAACGCTGGTTGGCGGGTCGCTGGATTGGGCGGTAGATGGAATGGTGGTCTGCTATCGGGGGCTTTCTATTGGGGTCTCTACTATGCCGCTTCTGATCGCAGTCGGACTATCGGCGGGCGGTCGGTGTATATCCCGTCCAAAAAGGCCGCGTAAACAGGCCATTTAACAAGTAAAATTGGGTGGTTCAAGGAGTATTGTTGTTTACAAACGATTGGCAACAAGCGGCAGATGAAAAGAAACCATAAAAAGGTCACTAAATTAGGCAGTAAATGGAATAATGGTCTGAAATCAGGGGCTTTCTATTGGAATCTCAACAATGCCACTTCTAATCGCAATCGGAATATCAGCAGGCAGTCAGTAAATGCACGATACAGCCGGGGTAAATCAAAAACGCCCCGGCTGTTTCTATATAATCTCTGTATTCTTGAATACCCTGCCACATGGCAAAACAGTCAGCCCGCAAGGGAAGTTAAAAATAACTTTTAGCTGTATTGGTAGACTTTGAAAATTAACTTTCAAACAATTTTCAGAGGTTGAAGATTCGGTTTCAAGTGCATACAAAAGGAACATTCAATAAATGAAGCGTTACGGAAATCTTTATCAAAAGATTTGCTCAATGGACAATTTGAAAGAAGCGCACAGGAACGCGAGAAAAGGAAAGGGCTGGTACGCTGAAGTAAAAGAGGTTGACACACATCTTGAAGAATACTTAACAAAACTTCAGGAAATGCTTGTCAATCACACTTATCACACATCTCCTTATGAAAAGTTCATAAGGAAAGAAAACGGAAAAGAGCGGGAAATCTTCAAACTCCCTTACTTCCCGGATCGTATTTGTCAATGGGCGATTTTGCAAGTCATTGAACCGTACTTGTTGCGAAACATGACAAGCACCACCTATTCAGCGATACCGGGAAAAGGGATTCACGCCGCCTTGCGTGATGTTCAAGAAGCAATGCGGAAAGATGTTCCCAACTGTCAATTCTGTTTCAAGTTGGATGTGCGGCACTTCTACCCATCCATAAATCACGCAATCCTAAAGGCAAAGTTCAGAAAGTTGTTCAAAGACGCTGAATTGCTTTGGTTATTGGATGAGATCATAGACAGCATATCCACAGCAAGCATTGAGGATATGCGCAACATCTGGTTACTTGATGAAGATATTGACCCGGAAACAGGTATCCCGATTGGTAATTATCTGTCGCAGTATTGCGGTAATTTCTACTTATCTTCGTTCGATCATTGGCTCAAAGAGAAAATGCACGTTAAGCACGCTTTCCGCTATATGGACGATATTGTTATTTTCGGAAGCAGTAAAGAAGCACTTCACAAACTGCAAAAGGAAGTTAAACGATACTTCAAAACGGAACTGCATTTGACTGTAAAAGGCAACTGGCAAATCTTCCCGACTTATGTTCGCGGATTGGATTTTGTGGGGTACAGATCGTTTTTGAACTTCACCTTACTAAGAAAAAGCAGTTGCAAATCTTTCAAGCAAAAGATGAACAGTATTCGCAAGAAAACCGAAAACGGGCAGATGATGCGATATTCGGAATGGTGTTCCATCAATTCTTACAAGGGCTGGTTAAAGCACTGTGATAGTTACAGGTTACAGGCTAAGTATATCGCGCCCGTACAGGCGGACGCTGATAGATACTATCAAGAAGTAATTCAGAGAAAGGCGGCTTAAAAATGGTTGATTATGGCAAAGTAAAAAGCACGATCAAGCCCGAAAGCGTTGTGATTGACGATTACAGCGTTTGGGAAAATACCAACATTGAAGCGGTTTCCGAAAGCGTAGGCACGGAAACCGAGTTCAACGGCTTCGAGTACAACATGGTTCAGTATGATAAGAATGAGTACATTCTGAAACAGGCACAGGCCAACGCTGAACTGTCCGATCAGCTCACGGAAACACAGCTTGCGCTGTGCGATGTGTACGAGATGATCCAGTAAGAAAGGGGTTTCCATCATGGCTAAGGTATACGCTGATCTGATCCGCAAAGGCAAAAAGACCCTTGACGATGTTCCCGAAAAGCTGAAAGCAGAAGTCAAGGCGATTCTGGACGGTGAAAAGGATTGATTTTCAATCTTTTCATAATTCTATTCAGAAAGGTGGTGAATGATATGGCTATTATCTATGCAACCCTTATCATTAAGGGCAAGAAAACTTTCGCGGACGTTCCCGACAAGCTGAAAGCACAGGTTAAGGACGTTCTGGAAAGCCTTGAATGCCCCGAACTGGCAGAGTAAGGAACTTACCCGGATGAAGTAAGAAAAGCCGCTGTGTGGGCTTCTAAACGCCTGTACAGTGGCTTTCTCTTTATCACAACGAAAATCTGAAAGGATGAATGAACATGAAAGACAAAATCTGTGTTGCTATTGGCATTGCAGGGGGGTACATCGCTTCTCTGTTTGGCGGGTGGGATGCCGCACTGAAAACCCTGATCCTGTTCATGGCGGTGGATTATGTCACCGGGCTTATGGTCGCGGGCATTTTCCACAATTCCCGCAAGACTGAAACGGGATCGCTTGAAAGTCTGGCGGGATGGAAAGGGCTGTGCCGCAAGGGTGTTTCTCTGCTGATCGTCCTTGTGGCTTGCCGCCTTGATCTCATTATGGGTTCTAGCTTCATTCGTGACGCAACGGTTGTGGCCTTTGTCGCCAATGAAACCATCTCCATCATTGAGAACGCGGGCTTAATGGGCGTTCCCATTCCCGAAATCATTGTGAAATCTATTGAAGTGCTGAAGAACAAGGCAGAGAAAGAGGACGGTTGATCTTATGTCTACGCTTATCACGTTCAAGGCCGGGGACAAGACCCCGATCACCAAAAACTTCACCCGAAACGAATTTCAGTGTTCGTGCGGCTGTTCGGCACAGATGGTGGATGAAATGCTTGTGCAGAAGTTGCAGACTATCCGCACCGTGTACGATACTCCGCTAAAGATCACAAGCGGCTATCGGTGCGTGAAGCACAACGCCGCTGTGGGCGGGGCTAAATCGTCTAAGCACCTGTACGGCATTGCCGCAGATGTGAAAGACCCCACGGGCAAACTCAACCCTGTTGCTCTTGCGATTCTGGCAAGTAACACTTTCGGCGGTGTGGGTGTGTACTGGTATGGAACAGCGGCTTTTGTTCATGTGGACGTGCGCAAAACTAAAGCAACTTGGCTTTGCACTCAAAAGGGCGTGTACAACTACACTTCCCACCACACTTTCATTATGCCCACCGTCCGGCGCGGCAGTTCCACACAGACCGAAAAAAGCGCAATCAAGATGCTTCAGCGGTTGCTTGGTCTGCCCGTTGATGGCATTTTTGGCAAGAACACCGAAAACGCTGTGAGAGCGGCACAGAAAGCCCACAATCTGGCCGTTGATGGCATTGTGGGAAAGAATACATGGTGCGCCATTGCTGGCGTAGAATGAAAGGTAGGCGGCTAATATGAAGAATCTGGTTAGTGTCGAGTGGTGGACAGCGGCAGGGGTTCGCGCGGCTAAGACTGCCGTACAGACCGGGCTTGCAATGTTCGCAACACAGGCGGCAAGCGGTACGCTCAATGTGGAGCTGATCGCGGAAACTGCCTTTATTGCAGGCGTTGCTTCGCTGGGTACGTCCCTTGCGGGTCTGCCTGAAGTGAAGCAGGAAAACTAACGGTTTTCGTGTTACTAACTTGTTACTAATTGGCAAGTTTTCAGCGATTCGCAAAGAACCGTAAATATTGAACTATCTTGAAAAATTAGGTAGGTTCAAGGGTGGAAACACCCGGAAATTTGTGATACAATAAAATTATAAATCTTAATGAGGAATATCGTTTTAGGAGGCCATCAT